AAGCAGCCTATAGATTAGCAAAGAATGCTGAGAAACCAAAAATTGCAGCAGAAAGAACTCAAGAAGCTATTAATGCGTCAGAAGCTCTTTCTGTTTATAGAAAAACAAATGATCTTTATGCAAAAGGGATGAAAACTTTTGATAATGTAGCTACTCAAGGAATTATCAAAGCTGCACAAAAAGGGTTTTTTAACAAACAATACATTGTCAACGAATTAATTGATAAGAATAAACCAGAATTAATTGATCAACTTTTAAAATCTATTAGAGGTATATCAAAAGAAGATTTACCAGATAACATGATTAAAATGGTAGATGAACAAGAAGCTAGAAGAATTTTTACTGCAAACGCTTTTGGTTATAAAAATATTAATGAAGCAAAAGAAGATTATGCAAGAATGATTAATAAAGATTTACCAGTAGCTAAAGACCTAAAAGCAGCTATTGATCAAGTGGAGCAAGTAGCAGAAAGAAGAGCAAGCATTATAGGAGACAAAGGTCGAGAGGTGGCTGAACAAGTTAGAATGGCTATAGGTAAAGAGTATTTAGAACAAATGCGTGATCAATCTTTAATAATAGACAAACTAACGGGTAATCAAGTTGTTGATGGTGTTAAAATGGCTTCTTTAATTAGAAACAGAGGGGAGGCTATTGATAAATTATTTGCTGCTGAAAAGAAAGATCTTGATGATTTAGTTAATGTTTTATCGTTAACAAAAGCAAATGTTAACCCTAAACTTACAGAAGATCTTTTAACTGGTAAAGACGCATCAGAATTAGGTAAAGCTTTAAATAATTACAAAGAAGCTTTAAAAGTAGCGGCTCAAGAAGAATCTAATGTTTTAGTTAACACTCTTCGAGCAACAGATGATCCAGAGGTCATTGCAAACGCTGTTTTTAAAACACCTGGTACAATTCAACAAGCAAACTCTATCCTTGCACCAGAGACCATGGATCTTGCGAGAGATGCTGCCATGGGTAAAATATTAAAACAAATTGGTGCTACTGTAGATGAAGCAGGAACTGTTCGTTTAACAGATGATTTTGTAGATGCTTTTAACTCTGGTAGATTAGGAAACAAACTTCAAGGTGTTCTAAGGACCTATGGAGATGAAACCATTGATTCTATGTTTGGCAAAGGTGCTGCAGAGGGATTAACAGGTTTAGCAGAAAACATGGTAAAAGTTTCAAACGCAGCTATTGCGGGTAAGGGTGGCTTGGCTGCACCACAGATTGCATTAGGTTTTACACTTGGTAATTTACTTTTTAGCGGTAATTTTTTAGCCATACTTGGAACAGGAGTTGGTTTTAAATTTATGTCGAAAGCTTTAAGAAGCAAAAAAGTTTTACAAATGATGATGGCTCCAACTCAACCAAACTCATTGCGTCAGTTTTTAGCGGGTAAACTAAAAGCAGATGATCCCATTGCACAAGGTTTTCAAATCTTTCAAACACTACTGGCAGACGCTCAAGTGCAAGGTACAAGAGGACTAGTTGAACAAACAACAGAGGAAGCAAAACCTTATGTTGAAGAAACCATTAGACAAGCTACACCAAAAGTGCAAGAAATGACTTCTGAGATAACCTCTCAGTTACCAAACGTAATGCCACCAGCACCAGGAACGAGTGCTAGTATGATTAATCCAATAACAATACCAGACCCAGCAACGTTGGCTTTGGCTCAACAGCTACAGAATAGGAAGGGGCAGCCATGAGTTTTAAATTATCAAAGAGAAGTATGAGTCGATTAGAAGGTGTAAGAGAAGATCTACATTCTACTGTCTTAAAAGCCATACAACTTTCAAGGTGTGATTTCGGAGTGAGCTGCGGAGTCCGTTCGATCGAGGAACAAAAAGCCCTTTTAGCAAAAGGCGCGAGCCAGACAATGGCGAGTAAACATTTGATTCAAGATGATGGATATAGTCACGCCGTCGATTTAATTTGTTATATTGATGGCCGTGTGTCATGGGAGTTGAATCTTTATGATGATATAGCAGATGCCATGAAAGAAGCTGCAGATGAACTTGATGTTGGCATTGTATGGGGTGCAGCGTGGCACATAAAAGATTTAAGAAACTTTGAGGGAACAATGGAAGACGCTATGAACGAGTATATTGATTTAAGACGTAGTCAAGGTAGACGGCCTTTTATTGATGGACCTCATTTCCAACTGTCGGAGTAAATCATGGGACCATTATCTTATGGAGGATTAGGTGGACTTTTTGGAGCAAGACCACAAATAGGTTTTGATCCTAGAATGTTAGATAGTATTACCGAACCGATTGTTCGTTTTTATGGTCAAGAGAAAATGGGACCATTTAGACAAGAACTCATGGGATTGATAAAAGAAACATTCCCAGACTTTGTGGAAGGTGGGATTATGGGAGCTATTCAACCATATGGAGGTCTATCTATGGATCAATTTAATATGATAGCAGATTCCTTTGGTAAACCAGATGTGGGTTTTTCTCATTATCCTGGGGGAGTGCTTACAACATCTGGTAATGTAGGAGAAAGTGCCTTCGGTAATTCAATTAAATCAATGAATGAATTTATGGATCAAAAACAAGATCTTCAAACAGGTATAAAAGCAGGTCTAGGATCTGTTTTTGACATGGGAAAATATTAATGTGGATGTCCATCATGATACTTTGTGGAAGTGTATATGCACAATCATGTATGGTAATTACGGGTAACGTGCTTTTTCCAAATAAGGATGCTTGTTTTGAAGATGCTATAAAAAAAGCAAACAAGGCTATTGAGTTCCCTACAGTTTTTCAAGCAAAGCCTTATTGTCAAGTTATACCCGGTACAGCAACAAGTGAAGAAGAGAAGGATACTTAACATGATAACTAGAATAATGACTTTTTTTAAAGACAAAGGTGAAGGAACAAAGTGGGATTTAGATTATGGTAAACTTATTATCATTGCACTTTGCATTTACATAGCGATAAAAGTTTAACCAACCTCTCCCCAATTATCACCTAACTCCTGGTCAACTTTACTAGGAACTTTTAATTCCAAGCCAGTTTCCATGATCTCGGTTATTTCTTTTGCTTGCTCTTGTGAATGAATACTAAAACATAATTCATCATGCACAGTAAGCAAAGGTAAGTGACCTTTTTCATAACAATCAAGCATGGCTTTTTTTGTTTGATCAGCTGCACTACCTTGAATAAGTTTGTTCAAAGCTTTGTAGGTAAAAGCTCTTTTTAATTTCTGTGGACTGTATTCTTTTATGGCATCCTCATGAGGTAAAGCTCTATTATACCCAAACGTACATGGTTCCCACAAATCGAATCGACACTTCCTACCTAGAATGGTTCTAATTCTTCCAAAATTCTGAGCATGACTAGATATTCTGTTTGCCAATCCTTTTACAAAGGGAACTTTCTCATGATATTGATTTAATAATTCTTTAGCTTCATCAACTGTTATATCTAAAGTTGAAGCTAGTTTTCCTTGCCCCATACCATACATAATTCCAAGATTAACTGTTTTAGCTTGCGTTCTTGTTATACCCGCTAGATCAGCAACCATCTGATGAAAATCATCATCCCCTTCATGATACTTTTGCACAACCTCATCTATCAAAGGGTGCTTTTCGTTTTCATTCAAGGACGCACAATAATGAACCAATAACCTCGGCTCTTGGGAGGAGTAATCAAAGCTACCCCATTTCTCACTAAATTCTGGTTCAAACAATCCTCTAATAACTTTTTTAATTTCTGGATCTCTGGCTGGTATCTGTTGTAAGTTTGGATTAGAAGACGAGAATCTTCCTGTCACTGTTCCTCCGTCCTCGGATCTTAGTTGATGAAACTCACAATGAATTCTATCCTTATAGGCATGATTTATGATACTATCTATAAAAGTAGTTTGTGCTTTATTAAGTTCTCTTACCTTCAGTATCTTGGCTGCTATCGGATGAGGACAAGCTTGTAAGTATGCTTTAGTAAAGGATGGTTTATTTGTTTTATCGGTTTTTTCAAAAGGTATTTTGTAGTATTCAAATATTTTGGCTATACTGGTGGATACCCAAGGTTCAAGTTCGATTGATGTTTCTTTTTTAATATCTAACAAAAGTTTTTGTTCTTTTGATTTAAAATCTTTTTTGACTAACTCTGCTTTTTGTACGTTAACCTTAACACCGCATTGCTTCATATCTAAAAGAACAGGAAGTAGTTTCGTCTCCATATCAAAGATAGAATCAAGTTTCTGTTTGTTGATCTGTATCTGTAGAGTCTTCCATAGTTCGAGTGTCATTCGAGCATCTTGTTCTGCATAGTGACCAACATATCGGGCAGGTAGTTTCCATAGATCTTTCTTAGGATCTACTCCAAAAGCTTTTGCTGCAGCTCTTAATCCTCTTTCTTCTTTATACTTAGATAAATAATCTCTACCCAAGTTATTCAAACTATAACTAAATCTGTTTTCATCTATCAAAGGTGCAGCTATCATAGTGTCAATTATTTGACCTTGAATAGGAATATTTGCAGAGCGCAACCAACCTAAATCATATAGAGCATTGTGCATAATCTTTGGAATATGAGGTGTAGCTAATTGATCCTTGAGCCATCTCTTAACAAGATTACCAGATATATTACCACCACCCTCATGTTTAATAGGATAATAACCTGTGAAATCTCCCGCAGCTATAGCCACTCCCACAATAAAACCATCTTTTCTAACCCAACCAGGTCCCTTAGTTAGAAGATTCGGATCACAAGTCTCTAAGTCAATGGCAATGTAATCACAAGACCTAAGATCGGGGAACTCATCGGGAGCAACCCAATCAACTTCGGGCATTTCCATTTCATTCTTTAATTCATAGTGCAAGGCACTCTTGAATAAATTATTCTGCATCTAGCTCTCCCCCAAGAGCAGCATATCCACAAACATCTACCCAAGAGTCCTCCTTACTGTCATGAACTAATCGAGCAACTTTCATAGCAATCATGCAAAGGATAACTTGACGAACAGTTACCTCTTTTCCAAAAACCACTGACCACATATCAGCAATCCTTTTATGATTAACATAAGCATCACCATAATCTTTTGCTCGATCTCCATTTATTAATGTTTCTGCTTCTTGTAATATTTCTTCTCTTTTCATATGTTGTACCTGTACTTTGATCCAGTTTCTATAATGTGTAATTCTTTTTTTGCTCTCGTTACACCTGTATAAAAAATTCTATGCTCGTCATCTTGGTGTTCAGACTCTACACAAGGATAAGCAGACTCGGTCATTAACATGATATTATCGTCCTCTCCACCTTTCATAGCATGAATTGTAGATAATTTAATTCTTGGTTTCTTAACGTCCTCACCTCTTTTAACTAATGCTCTGTAATATTTTTGTTCTTCTGGTGTCATATTAACCACTAGTGTCGGTGGAGTATCTTTCGGGGCAATCATCCCATGATTCTGAACCAGATCGTCATAAGACAAGACACTATCTGGATTAACGTATTCTAATGATTTAGCAAAACCTCTTTTAACAATTGCATTTGTTCCTTGCTTCGGAACTATTCTATACAGATCTTTAATTGCAGTTATGGGTAAAGACTCTCCTTTAATAAGAGACTTCCATATGTCCATGCCCTCTAAATAACTAAGATCTAAACTTGACCTACCTCTATGCTCAAATAAATATCCATCCTCTTGTAGTTCTTTTTTTATGTATCTAATTATTCGATTGGTTCTAGCCAAAACTGTCCATGAACCTTGATCCATGTTAACATTATACCAGTGCATATGATAGTCTATTTTTCCTTCTTCTTTAGTAGGAAACCATGTCTTTGGCAAACGATCATCAATCCTTCTTACGATCTTATCTGCAACATGATGAACGAGCATGGGAACTCTATAACTTTGTTGTAATACCTCTGTGTTGTCACACATATGAATAAATTGCTCTACCTTTACACCCATCCACCTATGCACTGCTTGATCATCATCTCCTGCATACCAAACTCTTTTTGCAGACCCACGCATAATTTTTATTTGCTCCCATTGTAGTGGAGTTAAATCTTGTGCCTCGTCAACAATTAAAACTTCCAAGTTTGGAGAGGTTCCTTGTTCAACAAAAAGCTTTATCATATCTGTAAAATCAAACTTATCGTTTTTCTTTTTGTACTTTTGGTAAATCTCATTAACTCTTACAAGCAAAGGCCAACTCATCTTGTAATCTCTGTTTTCATTGTATTGTTGTTCGAGACTTACACAACGTAGTGTAGCTTTACCAATGATCTCTATATATTTGTTACCTTCTTTTGCAGACGTTGGTAATAAACCATCTTCCATACTAGTAGCAGTACCGTGATCAAATAGCATCCCTAACTCTAATCCTAACTGATTAAAATCATATCGGGATAAGATCTGGTCACTGTTCATACCAAGCCATTGAAAACCAATAGAGTGTAATGTCCTAAACCATGGCACATTATCTATGGATAAATTTAATTCAGCCACAGTGCGATTTTTAGCCTCTTCTATAGCCTTCTTTGAGAAAGAAACAAATCCTATCTTATCGGGTGAAACACCTCTCTCAAGCTCTTTTTTGACTATCTCAATGAGGGTATATGTCTTACCACATCCTGGTGGCCCAAGAAGAAGTTTCTCAGACATCCATTTTCTCTCTTGGACGTTTTGCTAACCAATCTTCTAACTCACTTTGAACCCACCGCATTGTTGAATTCTTTGTAGCATCTCCAAAGTGAACAGGTTTTGGGAAAGAACCCTCTTCTACCCACTTGTATATGGTTGATCGAGAGACTCCTAAGATTTTACTTATCTCTCCTACCTTAATATATTTATCAGAAAGGGACATCGTCTTCATACTCCTCTTTGTCCGAAGGTATCTCTACCTCATTAGTTTCAAATTCTGGAACCCACCAAACACGAATGTCTTTCCAGGATCCATTTTCCATTTTTACATTATACTTACCGCAACAATCTTGATTGTCGTTTAACTCTTTCAATCGTTGTTGAATCTGT